CTTGTTGTACAGAACCAGTTGCGAACAGGAACAGGTGGAGCAACATCTTTAACAGGGTCATTGTGGGCTCAGTTGGAAGACACGTATATTGGTTTCAAGAAGGCTCGAACTGATATCACACGAGAGGAAATGATTGACGATAGTGACGATGATTTGTTGGATCTTTCCGAAGAGACTGTTGCCCCATCTGTGCAGGTGAAATCAGCTAATAGACAGACAACGCCCGACTGGTCTAATGAAACAGATACAGATAAGAGCAAGGCGTGTGGCGGAGCCCCAATGGAGAAGATTGCCAATCAGAGTTTTGGTTTCATGACTGGAAATCATTGTCATATGAAGGATTTGTTGCGCCGTCCGGCGTATATAAGTTCGGAGACAGCACAGGGGCGTGGTTATCCTAATGAGCGATTCGTGCATGCCCGGTGGCCTATTCGATGTCTATCTGTAACGCATGGTGCGTTGTTAGCAACGATGCATGCGTGGTCGGGTAGTTTCCGATGGCATTTTGTGTCAAATGCAGCCGCGACTGATCATCTGTTGAGTTGGGTGCGTTTGGTTCCTTTGGTTGAGGAGCAAACGGTCAATTATAGCCCTCCTCAATCGGCGCCAGCGAAGAACTGGACCGGGGTTACGTTTTGGAAGCCGGCAGAACAGCCTGTGTTTGTAATTCAGCCTCCCCACTATCATGCCTTAGCGACGAAAGCTACGGAGAAATCGGGAGGACAAGCGGTAACGATCGCGGCAGCGTTTTATTATTCGCCTGCAAGTATGGAGTGGGGCACAATTTTTGGTGCGGATCATTCCATCCATGTAGAATTTGAGGTCTACCAGTCGATTAGTGATGACTTCAGAGGATATTTAACGTGTGTGCCACCAGAATGTCGGATGAGAAACGTTCCAACGGTTGTTGAGCCAGCACATCCAAAGCAGAAGAAACCGAATAAGATCAAACAGTTCTTCAAGAAGGGAGAGGCTCTGGTTGGATCTGAGGGTGGTTGGGTGAGAGACCTAACAGATGAAGGAGATGTGGAGTCTAACCCTGGTCCGTGGAATTTAATGGAATTGGGAGACGAGGAGGATCATTGTGTTGAGACTCGAGCAGTTGTGAGTGTTTTGCGAATGTCGCCTTGGCATTTTCACCTTTTGTCGGTGCACATGAGAGATGATCTTGGAGTGATGAGCGCTCCAATTACTATGGCGAGGAACAAGAATTTGATCAAAACAACTGGAAGCGTGCTCTTTTTCGCGAAAGAGTTTAACGTTATGCCTGAGTTTCACACTTTTAAAGATACAGGTATAGCGTGGATGTGTCGTGATCAGTTGTCGCAGGAATGTTTTGATTGTCATGCGTGTGTTGTTTGGATGTTCACGGGTTCCCCAACCTTGTTGATAGATCGTATAGTGCATGAGATGCATCAGAGGATCCTGGGACCAAGGTGGGAGATCCACATTTGTCCACCTGCCGTTCAGTTTATGCGGTATCAGATGGCAAAGGATTACGTGGAGTGGGTCAACACGTTCGTTGGTAGATTGATCCGAGCACAGATACGAATGTGGGCGTGCAGAAATGAAGAGTGCTTTGAACATTATTGCGAGTGCAAATGGGCGCAGGCCTTTAATTTGTACTATCATGATCGATTGGAACTGCAGACGGCGTGGCCGTTGATGTATTTGCTATCCCAGGCACTTTCTGACTGGGACGATTTCTACGTCCCAGATAATCCCCTTCATACGGGGAAGCCTGGTGAGGTGTGTGCGATTTCGATTGCACGTCATTCATCACAGATGAAGATGCAGACGTGGATTGAATGTCAGCCATATGTACGTTCAGGTCGTGATGGAGCGAAGGCGGTCCGTGAGTGGAATTCTCGTTTCAATATCTTTCAAGGACGGTATGAGTTGATGCCGTACAATGCTCGAAGGCACGTGATGCTCTCGCAGCCATACGTATTTTCGTGTCGTGAGAGAGATGCAGTGTATGATGAGAGTTCTC